GCGTAGGATCCCAGCCCATGCCCTCTAAGTACATGCGGGCGATGTATTCGTCTTCTGCATAACGGCAAATACTGCCTACACAGGCACGGTAGTAAATCTCGCCACGTTCGTTTTCCAGCTGTTCCAGGCGGAAATTGTTGGGGTAGCAGGTGCTTTGGATGACTGTCATTGCTGGGTTTGCAACGGTTGGCTGTGTTCAAAGTGCAGTTTGGGTGCTGCTGCGTTGATTGCGAACGGGATGAGGAAGCTCAAACCGATGGCGAGGCCGACGCCAATGGCGACGCGGGTTTCGATCTCGCGGAGTCGGGAGAACACAGCAGCCATGTCGCCGCGTTTCTCGCTGAGCTGGATCAGCACGGTCTCGAGCTTACCTTCGAGGGATCCAAGCTTGTGGTAAATGTCCCCATGCGAGACATCGTCGGCTGGTGGCATGGGAACAATTACGCCTCAGTAGTAGCCTAGCGGCTGCTCAGTGCTCAAGCCCAAGGCCCCACGGAGGTGTTGGCGCCAGCTGCGCCGATGGGCCAGATGGCAAAAAAAGACCCCGCGATTGTGGAATAGGCCCCACCCGGAGCCGCTGAAAGCTTGTACTGGGGAACAAAAGTGCCGCCTGCATCAATGCTTACCGTGCCGTGGTAGGTATAGCCGTATTGAATCGTGGTGGCGCTAGTTGAAGCCGTAAGATTCGCAATCGTTGCAATCGTAATGTGGGACGCCACTGTAGTGCCTGTGCCAACAGTTGGAGGGGCAACAGTGGCTCCGGTCACATAGGCAGTGTAAAAAATGTTATTAAGAGTAGCGGTGCCGCCAAACAGTATTCCAAGTGTGTGGCTTGTCGCGCCCGCTGTTTTTGAAAGTAAAAAGTCGGCCGTAAAAGCGTATACAGTGCCCGCATCTAGTGAAACGCCAACATTGAACAGCGACTGCGCCGTAGAACTATTTGCCCCGGCATAGTTACTATTTAACCGATAGAACATCATCGATGGCGACACGCCACGGCTGGCTGGCGTGGTGTAAAGCACCTTGCCATCAAACTCGACAGCGCCAGCTGCTGCTGTCGTCAGGTTGGTACCTGATTGCAGGTTGAGCGGTGCGCTTGATGTCGTGCCAGCAGGCAAGACAATGGGTGTGAGAAAGTTACGGCTCATCAGCCAAGCACCACTACGCGGTAGGCGTTAGAGGCAGGGGCGGTGGCAAAGACCACGGCCACTGTGTTTACGCCTGTGCGTTGCACGTCTACTTCCACGTCGTCGTACTGGCCGCTGTTGGGGAACACCCGCACGATTACGTCGCGAGTGTTCAGGTTGTGGGTCACGGTGTAGCTGGTGGCGCTGCCATCGCCTACGTTGCTGGATACCTTGCGCAGGCGGCCGGACCAGTTGGCCAGCTTGAGTGGAGTGACGATGCGGGCGTCGTCAGTGCCGGTGTCGGTTTCGGCTTGTGTTGCCAACTCGGCGATGCCAGCAGTGGATTCACTGGCGGACGGTGCCGACGTACCGAAGGCAACCCAGCTGATTGAGCTGCTGCCAATGGTGCCGTTGATTTGATCTTGGCGCCATGTTGTAGCAGCGCTCGTGCCTTCCTCAACCGTCGTGACGGCCTGCTCCAGCTCCGCGAAGGTGCTTGCATCCAGCGAGCGGGTTAGCGCTACGGCAGAGCCGTTCCACACATAGATGCCGTTCTCGGATGCTGTGGATTGCGCTCGTACCAGCACGCGATCTTGGCTGGCCATCGTGATGCCGTCGATGGTGGCGCCAGGGCTGCTCAGGTTGAGGTTTGACTGGGTCGAGACGCGGCAGCTGTCCTTCCAGGCAAGCCCTTCGACCAAGCTGTCAACGTAGGACTTGGGTGCGGCGTCGCCAGCTGAACTTGGCGATGGGAGGTTGGTGACCTTGCTGACTGATTGAAAGTCGAAGTCTGTAAAGATCTTCTTGGCCATTTCAAGTCAGCCTCGCGAAGCCGGCGGTGGGTGCTGTCAATAGGATAACCGTCTGGTTAGTGCTGGGATGCGAGACCTCAGCCTGGATCTGCTGACTGCCACTGTCGTACACATCAACGCCGGGTTTGTAGCCGAGGTTGTGGTTGATTGTCCAGGTGGATGCGGAACTGGATTGGATGAAGTCGTAGCCAGCGCCAGCAACACCTTGGGGACCTTGAGGCCCGACGGTAATTGCAGTGACTGTGGAAGTTACGGGGACCGTGACTACGGTGCTACTGCCGTTTTCGGTAACGGTGACGGTATTGGTTACAGCGCTGACGTTGACGGTGGTCATGCGGTGTAACCCTCGGACACGTAAATAGTGCCCTCGAGGTAATACTCCCTTAGGCCGGAGGGGTTGGTCAGCAGAACGTCGTAGTACGCCTCATTGGGGAAGATTGTTGTCTGGTCGTCGGTCAGGGCGATGGCGACGGTACCAGTAGCTCGGTTGGTGTAGGTGACCGTGAAATCGGCGTATTTGCTGGTGCGGGCTTGGTTCCAGGCTTGGGCGGCAACAGTCCAGCCGGTCAAGTTGATTGCTGCGTCAGTACTGTCTTTGAACTGCAGCGTGATGCTGTAGTCCGCCCGGCGCTGCAGGCTGATGTTGTAAGTGCCGGGCGAGATAGCCATAAGTTCAGCTTAGCGTCCTTGGCCTCTGAGGGGTTTCTTCCCGCGTCGACGGGGACGACTGCGAGCGCCGTAACCGATGCTGGTGGTCTTGGGCACCGATTCCTTGCGGATGGTGCCAGAGAGACCGGCTTTTGCTTTTACTGCCATGGCAGGTCGGGCGACACGATCGGCGGATTGGCCAGGTCGGCCAGCTCGGCCGCAAGCCCTTGCTCCAGCGATTCAACGTCCAGATTGGCTTCCAGCCACTCGACGATTTGATCTTTGGTCAGATCGAAATAGGGCGTGAAGTCGTCGGGGTCCACGTCGCCCACGCCAACGGTGCCGTAGCAATCGGCGGTATAGGCGCCATCAGTGGCTTGGTAGCGCCAGTGGATCGTCTTCACCACGTCGTCTAGGCCGTTTTCGTGGGGAGCGCAGTCCAGCTGGGGAATGACCCAGGTATAGGTGATGTCAGTCATTGGTTTGCTCGGCTTCGGTGATCTCAACGCTTTCTAGGTATCCGACCAGCGTGGCGCCAGCGGACTGGACCAGCAGGGCATTGCCGGTGGCTTTTGCGGTGGCGTAAGCCTCGATCAGCTCAACCAGCTTTTGCTTGGACTCGGGCATTGAGGGGGTCCTGGATGTTGGAAGTGTAGCGGTTGCTCTGGCTGCGGTCACTCGTAGAAGATGTTGATAGAACCAGATCCGTCAAAAGTATCAGTGCTGTTTGATGTGATGCGTACCCTCTGCAGAGTTCCAGTGATGTCCTTGATGCCGCCGCCTGTGATACTGGAGTTGACGTTCCCGTCGGTGCGGGCGCCAGCAAATGATGCGACCCAAGAGCTCCCACTGATGTTAGAGATATGCAAGATCCCGCTGACTTCGACGTTTGCCGCGCCAGCGCGGATGACAAAGCCGCCTGTGTTGTAGGCAGCGCCACCGTCCACGCTGTTGCCGCCATAGGCTGATGCGCTGGCGTAGCTGCTGGCTTCAATTGAGGAGCCGCCGATCTGCACGAGCAGGTCGGCGGTGCTAGAAAGTGAAACGCGCCTGAAGAGCACCGAGATCCGTTTGACCCCAGAAGGGATGCCGGTAAAGTCAATTGCAGTGCCTGCTCCGCTGCAGTTGACAGCAGTGCCAGCGGTCAGTGCGGTAACAGTGGTCCACGATGGCGACGCACCGGAGCCATTGCTGGTGAGCACTTGGCCGCTGGTGCCGTAGTTGGCGCCGCCGATGCCGATCTGGCCGGAGGCGCCGATGCGCAGGTACTCGCTTTCACTGCCGCCAACGGACTTGCTGAAGGTGAAGTCGTGGCTGGTGCTATTGACCTGACCAAACAACCACTCAGCGGTGGCGCCACCGTTGTAGAGGTGATACCGGGCCTGGCCAGGAGAACTGGGCGAGATGCGGATGTTGCCGATCGTGGCCGAAGGTGCAACCAGTGCAACATCGAGGCTTGTTCCAGGAGCTGTGGTACCTAGGCCAAAGCGGCCGGCTGAGGTGACGATCCAGCGCTGGCTTCCGTTGACATGCGCTGCAATGCCAGACGGCGCGCCAATGTTCAAGACACCGCTAAGTCCAGCAGTTGTTGAGCCAGTAGTTGGAGCTGCGCTATAAGTGCCCCAGATATTGAGGTGGTTAGTAAGAGTAGTGTCACTATCCGTATCACCTTGCAGCATCATGCTCAGCATTTTTGCTGTTGATACATTTGAAGCGTTGCGCCGCAGTATAAAATTAGGGAAATTCCAGTTTACTGTTGTACCAATCTGTGCGGGAGTTGTTCCTCCACTGTTGAGATCTAGTATGTAATTAGGACTACTCGTCCCAATCCCTACATTTCCGCCAGCGCCGTTGAGAATTAGGGGACTTGGGTTGCCGTTGTCATAAGCTTGGATGGAGCCGCGACCCAGCGTGTCGTAGAGATACCCGAGCTGCAAACGGTAGGCGCCATTCCCAGATGACTCGCCAACGGTGATTTGATTGGCCGTCGCTGGAGTTGAAGGCGTGGATGACGGGACAACAGTGAAGCGGCTATAGGGGGCAGTCGTCCCTAGGCCGAGGTTGCCAGAGCTGTTGATTGCAAAGTTTGTTGATACTCGATTGTTGTTGCCAATCCTGAACTGATCTGTTGCGCGATCAGCCCAGATTTGCCAATTACGCTGTCCTTGGTTTTCAATTGAAATGCCGGCGCTATTGCTCCCAGCATTTGTTGCGCTGATGTTAATCTGCGCGTCGCCGTCTTGCAGCACATGCAGCAGGCCGGCCGGTGAAAGCGTGCCAATTCCGACGCGGCCGTTGGTGTCAACTGTCAGATAATCAGACTCTGAACCCGCGACGCTTTTGCTCAGGATGAAGTTATGACTGGATCCTGTTTTTTGACCAAACAACCATTCAGCAATACCGCCGCCGTTAAATAGGTGGTAGCGAGCTTGACCAGCAGAGCTTGGGGCAATACGAATGTTGCCGACCGTTGCGCTTGCAGTTGCCAGCCTGACATCAAGGCTTGTGTCGGGCGTTGCGCTGCCGATGCCCACCTCACCGGCAGCATCGATGAACACTCGGCCTGCGCTGTTCGTGGCCAAGCCAATTATGTTGCCGCCCGCCAAGTAGAGCCCGTTGGTTGGTGCGGAGCTGCCGCTGGGAATCAACGCCGTGCCCGTGACGCTGCCCGTGCTGGTGATCGCCCCAGAGCCCAATGTGCCGCCAATGGTGGCATTGCTGGTGGTGCTGAGACCAGTTAGCGCGTAGGTGCTGGTTAGCTCGCCCCAGCTGCTGCCGTTCCACTTCTGCCAGCGGTTGACCGAGCTGTTCCAGCGGATGGCGCCCGTGGGAATGTTGCTGCTGGTTGTGCCGTCAAACTGCAGCGCCAGGTCCGTGTCGCGGTCCTTCACCTCCGTCACGAAGTTGGTGTAGGTGCTGGTTAGCAGTGGGTTGGACCAGTTGGCCATGGCTTAGCTTCCTCGGGCTTGCCAGCTGAAGGCGCCGCTCACACGGTTGCCCGCAGTGTCAAACAGCAGCACCTTGAAGCTGGTGGGATTGGCGACGTCCACAAAATCATAGATCGCGATTCTGGGCGTCGTTCCGCTTGGTGTGACACCAATGCTTTCGATGTCCACAAACGGCACATTGAAGTTGACCGTCGTTCCACCAGTATCCGCAGAGTTTGCCGTGCCATTGCCCATGTCGTTCTTGATCTTGATGTCGAGGCGGACGTTCAGTCCACTGAGCTGCAGCAGGTCATCGCCGCCAGCACTGGTGAAGTCGTAACGGACCTTCACGTAGCGGAAGTTGGTGGCGTAGATGGAGTCTTGGTTTGCGTAGTCGGTCCAAGGGTCGCCAGATGCAGTTTTTACGCTGAGTGTTGGGGCCACCGTCACGGTGCCTGCTACAGGCTGGCGTGTGAGCGTTGCTGTGATCTTCGTGCCAGCCAGCGCGGTGCCATAGTCAAACTCCTCGACATAACTGCCGGTGGTGGTAGACGGCATGGCGTAGATGGTGAAGCCAGCGCTTACTTGGTCCTGCAGTGTGCTCCAGCCGCGGGAGGTAAAGTGAGACTGCCAGGTTTCGGTCGTGTCCACCGTTGCCAACAGGCCCGTGCCGTTGGGCGTCAGGTTGGTGGAGGTGCCGCTAAAGGTGCTGTTGATGTCCGAGCGCAGGATGTAATCCGGAGGCTGGTTGACGAGGGCGGAGACGCTGGCAGGTGTGCCAACGTTGCCTGCACTGTCGACGCCAGCCAGCCAATAGGTGTAGGTGCCAGAGACGGTCTCAAACACCGTGGTGAACAACCCCTGCTTAGTGCCAACCGAAGTGCCGCCTGCGTAGGTCGAGCCGCGGCGTAGTTCGTAGTAGACGATGGGCAGCGTTTGTGTTGAATCGGTCCAGCGCAGCAACACGTTGTTGTCAATCACTTGCTGGCTGATCACAGGCGCCGATGGTGACGTGACCACTACGTCTTGGAATTGCTCGGGGCCTTGTTTGCCGATAACGTCAACTGCCGCTACCCAGAATCGCTGCGTGCCTGTCCAGTCAACCTTCAAGCTGTAGGTAGTGGACTTGATCTCAGCCAATAAGGTAGCTGATGCAAAGGTGTTGCCCCTGAGCACTTTGTAATAGGCCGTTTCGAGGCTGCCCTGCACGGGATCCCAGCTCAACAGAACCTGCTCGCCCCTGAAAGTATTTTGCACATTAGGGGCTGGTGGTGCCGCCGGGGCGATAGCAACAGTTGCAGCAGCGCCAAGATTATTGTTTGCGTCAACAGCTTGGACAGTAAATGTCTGCGAACCTGTCCAGTCGATACGTGTGGTGTAGCTTGTAGATTGCAAAATTGCAACAGTTGCGTCGTTGCGTGCAATTCGGTAAAAGCGCGTTTTTGTCGTACCGTTTACTTCGCTCCAAGTCAGTACGGCGTTTTGGCCTGTGTAAGAAACGGAAATGGTTGGCGCGGCGGCTTGGGTGATTGTGACTGCTGCTGAACCTTCGGCGCTCTCGTTGCCGGCCAAGTCCACCGCCTTAACGAAGAACGTGCGTAGCCCGCTCCAGGTGATTGGCAGCGAGGTGGTGGTGGTCTTGATTTCGCCGATGGCACCGGCGCTAGACCGGACCACATAGGCGGCAATGGCATAGCTGGCGGTGGATGCTGGCCAACTGAGTGTTACCAAGTCGCCGGCCACTGTGGCGGTGATGCTCGGTGTTGAGGGTGAAGTGATGGTGACGGTGGTGCTGGCAGCTGCGGCGCTGTAGACACCTGAGGTGTCGATGGCGCGGATCATGTAGCTGCGCGTACCGGGAGCCAGCTGGCCGAGTTTGTAGCTGGTGGCGGCCACGTTGGTGACGAATGTGGCGGATGCCCAGACCGTGCCCTGTCTGATTTCGTATTCGCTGAGATCGAGGTCGGGGACGGGGTTCCAGATCAGCGTGGCGCCGATGTTGCCATCGAGGATCGATGAGAAGCCGGTCACGTTGGACGGCGGGGCTGTCTTGCCCAGTGCTGTGATGCTGCCGGTGGCTGCTGTGGTGGACAGCTTCAGGGCGGCGCTCATGGAGAACACCTGCACCTCAAACAGGCCGGGCGTGATGTCAAGGATTTCGTAGTCGCTGGTCAGCACATCGACCACAGCCCAGTTGGCGTTGTCTTTGCGCCATTTCACCCGGTACTGGGCAATGCCAAGTACCGCCGGCCAAGAAACGATCACCTTGGCGCGGATCTGGTTTTGGTAGCTGTACAGCGCCTCCTCAAACGAGAGGCTGGCTGGTGCATCGGGTATCTCGTTGAGATCGGTTATGTCGCGAACCTCAAGCGGCCGGCCTCGCTCCACGTAGGCGTACTTGCTCGAGTTGTAGGCGAGGGCCGATATCTGGTAGGTGGCCTGATCTTGTTCGGCAACACTGATCACGCGCCAGGTCGAGGTCTGGATTGAAGCGGTTTCGAGGATCCAGATGCTGTTGGCGTTGGGTGCCGTGGGCAGGGCAGAGGTCAGGTTGATGACCTTGCCGGCGATACTGGCGACGCTGCGGGCGGCCACCGTGCCATCCGGCAGAATGACCGATAGCGTGGCGCCGCTTGATGTCAGGCCGGTTGCGTCATCGACGGTGATTGCCGTGGTAGTTGCGGAGGCGATGCGGCCACCGCGGCGGGCACCAGCTCGTACGGGGTCGCTGACCTCGATGATCTGGCCAGGCCGCACCACCACGCCGGCGTCGATCGACGCCGTAAAAGTAACAATCTCCCCCTCAGCTTGCTCCGAGTAGAGAAGCCACTCCCCGATTCGACCGGCTTGCCCACGACTGGTGCAAGCAAAGGCGCTGATCTCGGTAGTGATGGCGCCGTATTTGCTGATCGAGGTTTGATCCTCGACGACCTCGTAGGCAACATCCCGCAGCTCTAGGTCGAGGTAACTGACCACGGCTACATTTGGCCGTGTCTTCAGGCTGCTGCCCGAATAGCTGAAGCCTTCCTCGGAAACGTTTGCCAGCGTGAATAGATAGGCGGAGTCAGCGGGGCGGTCTTGGCTAATGGTTAGCGCACCAGTGCTCCAGTAGGGCATGGCCCGGAACACCGAGCACATGTCATTGATCAGCTTGTAGGCGTCTTCCTGCGTTTGGATGTTGATGTTGCAGGAGAAGCGGGGTTCTTGACCGCCGAAGCCGTCAGGTACCAATTCAGCGCAATACTGGCTGGCGGAGTAGAAAGCAAACTTGTCCAACTGGGCAGCACTGATGTGCTGGCCGAATCCGTAGCGGGAGGTGAGCAAATCCCACAGGATCCAAGCGGGGTCACTGCACCACTGCGCAGCGCCAAAGCTGCCATTCCATATGCCTGCATAGATCAGGCGGCCGGTGACTGAATCGACGGTGGCGTTGCTGGGGATGCGAACTTTGATGCCACGCACCAAGTAGGTGCGCGAGGGGATGGAGTTGAACTGCTCAGCGTCGATGCGTACTGCTACTAATGCGCTGTTGGGATAGCGCAGCTTTGCATAGGTAAGTTCTGTGTAACTCGACCAACTAAATGCGTTTGTGATTCTTGCGGATTCACCGCCTGGTGCGTCTTGCTCTGAGTTGTCGTCGGTGACGCGAGTCACCTTGATATTGACAGGTTTGGATCCTGTCAGGGTGATTAGGTAGTCGCGCTGGTATAGATCGGCTGTCCGGCCTCTGATTACGTCATCAACAACAACGGTATAACCACCGCTTGAGTATTGCGTGGAGATCTGAAATCTGAAAACACTGCCAACAATGTCACCCTGATCCGTGATTCGCTGCAGGGCAGGAATGTTGATGGTGACGCGAACAGCATCGACTGCGGTGTCTGTGATACTGCGAACGACTGGCGTTGCCTGGAGAACTGTTACGCCAACGGCAACTTCGTTCTCAACGGCATCAACGGTTGGGATGTAGTCCTGGTTCTGTGTTCCGTTGCGTGTCCAGACTGTTACGTTGTTGAAGTTGTATGAGTTGTCTTGATTTTGTAGGGGAGTGTTATTGATGAAGATCGATTTGTGGCCGTCTTTGAGCCCTTGGATTTCGCCTTCGCTGATGAGGTCGATGAGGTTGGCGTATTGCCTTGAGTTAAGCGTGTCGGCAGCTTCGGTGGGCGTATAGGTCTGCGGGCCACCGCCACTGCTGCGGCCTTTGCCGCCACCGCCACCGCCACCAGAACCGCCAATCCGTTTCATGCTGTTACCTGCTCAGTGTCGATGCCTGCTGAGATCACAATTGAGCCCACCAGCGTCTCGCCGTAAACGATGGGCACTGGAGTGCCTTGACGGCTGGTGTTTTGTATTCCGCTGAAGGAATAACTCTTGCGGGGGTCCTTGGCGGTGTCCACCGTTGAGGGGGCGCTAAGTGTTGGGACAGGCGTGAGTAGTTGAGATACGCCGCCAAGAGCAAGAACGGCGCCTACGCCTTTTAAGGCCGTAAATAATCCGATATTTTTGGCGAATGCCGCCCCCAAGAAACCAGCACCGCTAGCGAAAGCCAGCGCTACTAACGCCACTCCGGCAATAATCCGCCCCGTAGCGCCAGCGCCGGCCACCACTGGCACGATCTTGATCTCTTGGCTGCCGGCTGGATCGTGGATTTCGTCAAGCGATAGGTCGTAGCTGCCGACGCTTACGCGGTAATGCTGCTCCGCCATGTGGCGTTCCAGCTGGGGGAAGTTGGTTACAAGGAAGCGCACAGCCTCAGCTGCGTTGGAGACTTCGGCTTCGAACTTGCGGCGCTTCAGGAACTTGGCCAAGCGCCCGTAGATGCGGATTGTGCGCAACATCACGTCAGCTCTAGCCTCCCTGCATCGTAATGGCGAAGACGGCGGCCAGTGCATTTCTGCAGCCAGCCGCCGTACATATCGCGGCTGCTGAGCCGGCCGCGAATGTGGTGTAGCACCAGCTGGTCGCCGATGTAAACGCCAAAGTGATTGAGGCCGGAACCGCTGATGTTCATCAGCAGCGCATCGCCGGGCTGTAGCTCTTCCTCTTCATCCAGCTCGCGGAAGCCGGCTTCTTTCCAGTAGCGATCAAACAGGGGATCCGCCTCGAATGCCTCGGGCGTTAGCGGGCGCTCCCAGTCGGGTAGCTGCAGGCCATGCTCGACGTACCAGTCACGGGCCAGCGTCCAGCAGTCGGTAATGCCCCATGCCCATTCGCGGCCGACTAGGGGTGCTTTGTATCCGGAGGGTTCGCAGCCGCCCCACACCTCGGTCTTGGGGTTGACGATGTGCCAAGGCAGGCCGCTGTTTTCGCAGGCCACCAGATCAGGGCCGCTGGGTTGTGGCGGGGTGACCGGATGGCTATGGACCACCGCGATGATTTCGCCGGCATCTTCGGCGGCTGCGTAGTCATCCGGGTTGAGGATGAACTGATCTGTGCCGGTGCAGAGGTTCTGGCATGGCCAGTAGCGTTCGCGGCCTTTGGCCACCACCAGCAGCCCGCAGGCTTCGCGGGGATCTTCGGCCTTGGCGTGATCGAGTGCTGCGGTACGCCAGGTCATGAGGAGTAGGTGCCCACGCCGGGGAAGGAGCCAAAAGGTAATGGGGCTGTTGATCCAAAGCGGATTCGGCAGCTGCTCAATCGTTTGCCGCAGACATCTTCTGGCGCGGTGGCGACGCTTTGGTCATTTTCGTTGTAATAGGAAGTGCCTGTGTAACTGCACTCTGCAGATCTGTAGGTCCACTGGCAAATGTTGCTGATGCACTGACGCCGGGGTGCCCGTACACCGATCAGATCGAACGCCGCTGCGAGTTCAAACTCCACCGCGTCGCGGGTTTCGGCTGACTTGCGGTCGATGTAGTAGACCTCGCGTGGAAACTCTGCTGTTGGGTCCGGGGTGCCGTAGGGGTTGACGCCACCGGGGAAGTTCACCGCATCGATGTAGCGGGCCAGGGTGCGGATCCGGGACACCTTGGCGCCTTCCAGGCCTTTGGGCAAGGTCAGCAGGATTGCGGTGATGGTGCCCATGATGTTGCTGCAACGCAGGCGTGGGCGGGGCAGCGAACCCTTGCCTTCATAGGCAAAACCGTCTGCCTCAATGGGAAACCGGAGGTAGCTATTGCCGGCCCACACCAATTGCCCGCCGGCATTCAGGTTGGTGCCAGCGTGGAAGCGGTAAATGTCTGCTACGCCGTGTTGCGGAACGTTCAGCTCCAGCACGAATAGCTCGATAACGGCGCTGGGCGCAATTGCCTGAAGATCAGAAACGGGGACGGTCACGGCTCAAATACCTGCGTGAAGGTCGCGTCAATCTTGCTGCGATCAAAATCAAATAGCTCGCGCGTCCAGCTAGGGCAAATCCACTTGTAGCTGACGGCTTCACCTGGAGGGGTCCAAGTGAAGGAAGCGGCATCAGCAGCCCGAGCGTCTAGGAACGCCTCGATGACATCGGCGTCATCGTCGGTTACGTTAAAAGACAATCGCCATTCCTTGGGGTTTTGGTTGAGGCCGAAGGTGATGCGTTGTTGGTAGCCGTCGCCAAATTGCGTAGTGCGAATCTTTGGCTCGCTGCTTTTGGTGGCCGAGTAAGTCGGTTTGTAGTTGGGGAAGGTAGCCATTACACCAGCAAGCCTCCAGGGCGTTTTTGTTTGATGAGTTCCTGCTGGACGGCGGCGGCGATGACGCGGCCCAGTTGGTTGCCCTGTTGGTCGTTGCCTTCTACTTTACTGCCACTGGCATCGACGTTCACTACGACGTTGGTGCTGCCGCCGCTGCCCAGCTGGTTATTGGGCACGACGGTGCCGCTGCGGCCAGGCACGAACAGTTCAGGACCGCGCTCGCCCACGATGTAAGGCGAGCCGCCGGTGACGGGGCCGCCAGCAGCTCTGTATTGCAGCGCACCAGCGTTCAAGTTAGCCACTGGATCCGCCGCTGCTGCTGTGTTACTGCCAGGCATCAAAATACCGAGAACTTTCATGACTAACGCCTGCGCAATCATGCGTGTCGCCATGTCAAGAAACGCTTTACCGATGTTTTGGAACATCGTGGCAAACGCTTGTTGGACAGTGCCAGTGCCGCTGATTACAGCAGTTACGGCACTCGACATAGCAGTAGATAGCTCATCAACAACCAAGTTTCCGTACTGCTGCATCAACTGATTTAGTTTTAGTTGTTGTTGTTCTAACTGACTTAACAGGTCTAGCTCTTCTCGCACAGCGGTTAGTTTTTGTTGTTGTGTAGACAAATCGAGTTTTTTAGCTGCTACTGCTTCTTCAGTTAAAGCTAAAGAATCGATTTCAGTATTAAGACGATTTATTTCTTGAATAATAGGCAATTCAGCTCGGCGTAATCTGTAGATTTGGTCTAGAGCGAGTTGTTGACGTTCTAGTTCTGCGCTCGGCATGGACAAACCCGCGGTACTTAGCTGTACGCGAGCTTGCTGTTCGCGTATAGGGTCTACGGCACTTTGGATGCTCTCTCGTCGCTGAGTAGCAGCGAGATTTTTCTCCAGCTGACTACGATTGATCTCAAATTGTAGTTGTGCTTTCTGCAGCGCGTATTCTTGGTTTAGGTTGGCTAGCCGTCTATCGTATAACTTGTTTGTTTGAGCTACGGTATTTGTTTTTTGTGCTTCTAACAAAGCTTGAGCACGTTCACCTCGCAAAATTTCTGTATCTAAAAATTGAACTTGCGTTAGATCTTTAAGGCGCTGTTTAGCTGCTGCTTCACTGCCTTCAAAGAGTGCTACATCTTGTACTCGAAGATCGTAGGATTTTTTTTCGGCTGCGTATAAACCTGTTGTTGCGCTGATGCGAGCAGCGAAAGCTTTTTCTCGAGCTTGGGCAGCTTTTTCCGCAGCTTGAATAGCTTTACGCTCTAGGTCTTCCTGTTGTCTTTGTATTTCTGCGGTTTTAAGGCGCGTAGCATTTATCTCAATAAGCTCTGCTTTATTTTTGTAGAGCAGATCATTTTGTTTCAGTAAACTAGCTACTATTTCGTCACCTGCTTTAGCATTTTCGGCCCTTATTTTCACGCGAGCACTTATTTCTTCTTGAAAAAGGAGATTCAAATCTTTTTGTCGTTCTACTTCTATGTTTGTTAGTTTGTCTTCTGGCGCAACCCCCGGAGTCATTTGCCGAGCTGCTGCTAGTTCGATAGATGTATTTACATTAGTTTCGTTTAAGTTGTTACGCAGTTCCTCTGCTTGAGAAACAGCCTCAGACAGTCCGATATTAAGATTACGAATACCGTCATTTATAAACTTAAGTGCCCCTTCCCCGGCCACAAGTTTTATAACAAATTCTGCAACTGTTTTTACCCCCTTGCCAAACAAACTAACTAGCCCGTTTACTGCTCTTGCAATAGCTGCAACTACTTCTAAAATGCCAGCAAGAGCAACAGCTAATGGTGCACCGACAATACCGACGAGTGTACCTACGGAGCTGATTATTTTATTCCAGGAGTCTCCCAAGATATTTACACTGTTAGCTATGTCTTCTGTAACACCTGGCAAAGTGCCGGTTTGTCTGGCTACTTCTTGACTTACAATTTTCTGTGCATTTAGCGCGTCTCCGACAGAAAGAAGGATATTAAGTTGCGTCTGTAACTCGCGTGTAAATTTTATGCCCGATTCGGTTAATTTACTAAAATCTAGTGTCTTAATTGCGTTACCGATAGTTTGCACTCTTACCAGTGTCTGGTCGAGTGCTTGGCCTAAACCACCGCCGAGAATTTGACCTCCAAATCCTGTGCCGACAAACGAACCTGCAATAGAGCCTAGTATGCTGCCTGCGCCGCCACCAAACAAAAGAGGAAAACCAGCGCCAAGGGCTAGGTTCTCTCCAAAGTTACCTACTTTCTTTTGCATACCCCTAAAACCGGGGCTTGCCATAGGGCCATTTGTTGGAAAACCGCCTGCAGGTCCTGCTGTGGGAGCTGTGGCATTGATAGCCGCTACTTGCTTTGCGATACGTTGTTGTCGAATAAACTCCGCTGTTTGCGCACGAGCAGCTCGCGCAGCCGCTTCTGTACGTTCAGTAAACTCCAGTTGCCTATCGGCCAGTTTTTTAGTTTGAGCAGAACTTTCGACAGCGGCAGCCGCTTGCGCGTCTAAACTTTGCTGCACCTTGGCGGCCTTAGCGTCCAGCTCGGAGTTAATCAGTTGTTGCTCGGCTTCAAATTGAGCTTGCAGTACAGTATTTAGTTCTGTACGTCCCTTACGCTCAGCAAGAATCTGTTCTGTTCTTCCGCGCAGTGGCGAAGATAACGCAACAGGCGAGGCGGGTCCGGGACCTATAGGACCTGCGTACTGCGTTGTTTCTCGGATACCGGCTACAGCTAATTTTTGCTTACGTCGTAGTTCAATCTCTTCTTTAATAAGTTCATTTTGCAGACTCAGTGCACTATTTTCTTGTCCTATTGCTGTTACAAGTTGGCTGATGGCTTCTGCATAATTACCGGACGCCTTACCTGCAGCGTTAAGTTGGATGGCTGTTTCGCTCAGGGTTTTGGCGGCCTTTCCTGCTGCACCGCTATATTCTTCTACGCTCTGGATTGCTTTACGGTCAATTAAAGTTTTGACGTTTGCATCGTCAACAGCGCGAGACAGTCGCGTAATGCGGTCTTGCAGTTCTTTAAGCCTAGCTGCGCCCCTAACGCCAATTTCAATATCGGCTCTGTAGGCCACGGTGCAGCTACCCTCTGGTACTTCAGTTTACGCGACAAAAAGCCGCCGGGGTTAGCGGCGGCGTTTGGCTTTTTCCAGCTCCTTTTGCTGGTCCTCGTTGAGGATGCTGAAATAGGCGCTCCAGCCGAGGAGTTCTTCGGCGGTCATGGTGGTGCTGATCTCCGAAAGGGTTTTGCCTAGCTCTTTGGCGACTCCGAATTGGAGCATGAGCCAGTTGTCCTTGCGGAGTTCGGCGC